ATGTGATCACCGCCTTAAAACGGGAGTTCTTCGTCATCCACCTGAACGAACCCGCTTTCCTGCTTCTGCTGGCTGTCAATGGCTCCCACCGTGCCGGGTGCGTAGTGCGGTTCCTCTCTGGGGCTTAAAAACTCCACCTGATCGGCCCGCACATCCATGCTGGCGCGGGCGGTGCCGTCGCTGCCGGTGTAGGTGCTCACGCTCACCGAGCCGGTTACGGCCACCTTGCGGCCCTTGGCAAGGAACTTTGCGCAGGTCTCGCCCAGCTCCCGCCAGGCGTTTACACGGAAGAAGTCTGCGTCCTGTGCCTGAGCGCCCTTGCTGCGGCGGTTCACCGCAACGGTGAAGCTGCAAACCGCGATGCCGTCGCGGGTGCTGCGCAGCTCAGGATCGCGGGTGAGATTTCCGATAATCCATATTTTCTGCATTACGCTATCCCTCTCAATCTGTATTTCTTGGCGATCTGTTCGTCTATCGCCACGGGTTCTAAGTGGTATTTCTCGTCAAAGGCTTTTTGCCCGATGGTGTCTATTTCTCGGTGATGATCCCGGCACACGGCCTCGGCCAGCATGCCGATGTGGTTGATCTCGTTGCGGTTGCGGCCCATGCCTACCCGGTCATAATGGTGCAGCTCGGCTTTTTTGCCGCATACTGCGCATTTTTTGTTGATCAGGCAGGCGTACATATACCGGGGAAGATCATCGCACAGGCCGTAAAGCGGCTCTTTTGTGGGGATGCCGTACTCAATGATGATCTCGATCAGCAGCGTGATAAACGCCCGCGCTTCGCTCACCGTGGCCGTGCTCAGGTGGAAAAGCTGCCCCTGCATGGTTTCCAGGTTTTTAAGGCTGAACGCTGCCGCCTGTTCCCGGTAAACATCATCCTTGCCTTGCCCCTGGAACACCGCGATCTCGGTCATCAGCGCCCATGCTTTGCGGCGCTGCTCGGCGGTAATGCATCGGCTGTCCTGCCAGATCACCCGCACCTCGTCGCTCAGGTGATCCACCCCCGGGCGGGTGGTTCGCACCACCACGCCCTTGCTGGTTTCGTAGGCTATGCCGGGGGTTATGATCTCGCTCATGCGGTTTTCGCCTCATTCAGCCGGTTCAGCGTGATCACCTCAAGCATCTTGAGGCATTCCTGCTCCGTCATGTTGTTGTAGGCGATCCTGGGCAGCAGCTTGGCATTGATGCAGGCATCCCGGGCGGCGGTAAATTCCGCGCTGGTCATCTCGTTTTCTTCGCAATACTGCTTGATCATTGGGATGGCATCAAAGGCGGGCTTGTAAGGTTCCGGCGTTTCTTGGGGCTTGGTGTACTTCGTTTTGTCTGCGCTGAAATAAATATCAGCACCGATCCCCAGGGCCTTGCAGGCCACACTCAGCGCGTCCGTCAGGGCCATTTTATAGCCCTCGTCGCTGGGCCTTGCGCCGCTCTTGGTGGCCTTTACAAGCTGATTGCCGCCGGTCCCGAAGATGGGCTTGCTCCATTCGCCGTCCACCTTGATATACAGGTTCAGGTCCACAATCGCCATTACGTTGTCGCCGTAGGTCTCGGCCCGCTCGTTGGTCACTTCGTAGTACCAGCCAATACCGCAGGGGCCAAACTGCTCCGTCAGGGTCTTGATTCGCCACATTGGGTTGATGTCCGTGCCGGAGAAGGAGCCGTTGCTAAACTGCTTTTGCGCTTCCTGCGGTACGGCCCGGGTGGCCTCGTAAATCTTCATATTGTCCATGATCACACCTCCACGTATTTATCCCAGTAATCTCGGTTCTCTGCGTATTCATCCGGCTCGGGCTCGGGCAGTTCGTAGGGATCAGACTGCCGCCGCATAATAATCACGCTCCTGTTCCTCCTGCTGCTGCCGGTTGGCCTCCCGGATGGCGGGCTGCAAATCCAGCAATTCCTCGTTGATATCGTTCACGGCATCGGTCAGATCGTGCAGGATCACGGCATAGGGCGTGCCGTCCAATTCATCCTCGGCCATGCGGATATGGCGCAGGGCGGTTTCCAGGCGATCCATCAGTTCGTATGCTTCCATTTTTCCATCCTCCTTTGACAAGCTCCGTATCATGTGCTATAATGCACTTGTAAAACATTTTTCTGTCCTTCGCTCCGGGCTGTTCCAGCGGCTCGGGGCCTTTTTAGTTCCAGCGGGCGTATCTCCTTCGGGGCGGGTTAAGCGCTGCCCGGACGCTCTGCCGGGCCATACGGGCGATCTCCCGGTGGATATCATCCCGCCGCCTTGCCATCAGCCCCACCGCCGCCATCATCAGGGCGGTTATGATCAGTACAATCATGCGTGCCTCCTGCGGGGGATTTTCCAGCCCTCCGCCTCCTGCCGGGTGATCAGCCGCCCCGGCGCTTTCTTCCTGGGCCTTGGCTCCATCTGCTCCTGCTCCCATTGCGTCACCGCCCATTCGGGCACCAGCAGCGGGTTTTCCAGGTGCTTCATCTGCTTCATGCGCTTGCTGGCCGTCTGCCGGCAGCAGCGGTAACGCGCCATGATCTCCGGGACGCCCAGCAGGGTATCCATCAGCTTGCATCCTCCTTTCCGATCAGTTGATCAACCGCCACATCCAAGGCCGCAGCGATGCGAAGCGTTAAATCCAAAGACGGCATCCGTTCGCCGTTCTCAATCATGCTAATTGCACCCTGGCTGACATTGAGGCGGTGTGCAAGTTCCACCTGCGTGATTCCTTGCTTCTTCCGTATCTGTTCGAGGTTTAATGTGATGTTCGCACCCCCTTTCGGTTCATTACTTATTATATTACAGATCGTGATAAATGTCAATCAGAAATACCACGTTTAGCGATATTTTTCACAGAAAGAAACCGATCATGCTGACACCCAGCAGAATGCCAAGCATCAGCCCGGTCACGGTTCCAACGGCGATCATGCCACGGAGCCGCAGAGGCTGGGCCAGCGTGTAGCGGATGCTGGCCCAAGGGTCGCGGCGGTGTCTGGCGGTATAGATGGTCATTGTTCTGTCCTTTCTCCGGGTTATGCCGCCCGGCCCGGCTTCGTTGGTATTACGCCGCTTTGGCTTCCTTGTAGATCGCCCGCGCCGTTTTCTGCGTGATGAAGAACCAATCTTCCTGTCCGCGCATTCTGGCGTTCCAGTTGGAGTAATTCTTGTAGCTGAGGAACCCTTCACGGTGCAGCGCCCAGATCGTTTCCTTGTCGTAACCCTGTCTTACCCACCCCGGAAGGTAGCGACCGGCGAATACGTATTCCATGAACACCTTGACGCTATCGAAGCAATCCTTGTGAGGGCCAGCCGGGCTCTTGCCCCAGCCATACTTCCTGCCGTATTCATCGTCCGGCATTTCCTGTTCGTCCTTGAGCCATTCCAGGTAGGATTCCATGAATTCCTTCTTGATCATTTCCTTGGCTTCCGCAGTAGTCATTTTCTTGCCCTCCATGATTTTGATTAAGTCGGTCAAGCTTCGCGGTGATGTTATCCGAGTCACTTGCCCGGGCTGCTAACCACCCGGTTCGCTTTGAAGTCGTAACCTGCTCGGTTTACCCCTCGCTGGCGTTGCTCACGCTGTCTGGGCTTTTCGGGCCGTCCCTCGCTTGACCGTGTTCCAATTTCCTTGGAACAATTATATAATATCACTAATAGTAATATTTGTCAATAGGAAAATTACAGATAGTCTATTTTATTTTTTTATAATCCATGCTAAAATATTACAGGTGGTGATAAATTTATGATGTGCGATGAATTGAAAAGGCTTAGAAAAGAAAGAGGATTGACGCAAGTTGAACTTGCCGAAAAGCTCAACCTATCGCAATCCACCATTGCAAGCTGGGAAAACGGAAAACGCCGCCCAGACCTTGATCTGCTGCCGATCATAGCAGATTTCTACGGTGTGTCCGTAGATGAAATCTACGGGCAGGAACCGCATGAGCCAACGCAGCCCCAGGCCCGTGATGATGTGGCCGCGCTCATGGCCGATCTGACACCGGATGAACAGGCGCAGGTGATCCAGTACGGCGAATTTCTAAAATCGCAGCGCAAATCAGATTGATTTCTTCATCCGTGAATTGCTCCAGCCACTTCAATGCTTCTTCCTTGGTCATCGTTCATCCCTCCCTGTGCCCAGTGTATCATGGGAACGGGTGTTCGGTCAATGTGTGTACAATAATTTGTGATGATGGCCGCCGATGTGCGCGGTGACGGGAAAAATAATGGAGGTATTTTGTATGAAAAAGATGGTGGCGGTGGTCCTTATGCTGATCTTGCTTGTGCCGTGCGCCATGGCGGAAGACATTGATCTTTCCAGGCTGAGCTTTGCGGAGCTTGCCGCGCTGCGGGATCGATGCCAGATGGAGATGATGGGGCGCGAAGAATGGCAGCAGGTTACGGTCCCGGCTGGGCTGTGGAAGGTTGGCGAGGATATACCGGCAGGGCATTGGGTATTCACCTATGATCCGTCTGTTAAAACGCTGATGAAAACTGGAATATCATACGGCGATGTGCTAAGAGAGCAGAAAAGCATTGATGTAATGAAATCGACAGAATACTATGGCCATACGTTCACGGAGGCTGATCCATCCTTCGATCTGGTGCTCGAGGATGGATACTACATCCAGGTAAATAACGGGCCTGTTATCGTAACGCCGTACACGGGCAAGCCCGATCTGGGGTTCAAATAAAATGCCGCGCATCAAAAAGCAACACCTAAAACAGCGGGCGGATGGCCGGTACTGCTGCAAATATCACGGCATACAATTTATGGGCAATACCGAGGATGAAGCCCTGCAGGCCCGGGAGGAATACAAAAGGGCGGAAAGAGAAGGAGAGCTGCAAGCATCCTCTATATCCGTCACCGATTTCGCAAAGCGCTGGATGCCGATTGCGCATCCATCAGTAGCGGAGAACACATACAGCGGCCTTTGTATCCACATGGACAAACTCACAAAGGCGCTGGGCAGATATCCGGTGGCTCAGATCACGCCGATGCAAATAAAAGAGGTTTACAGTACGGCGTACAAGGGGCTTTCCAAATCCTATATCACGGCGGCTAAACAGCTTTATTGTGCCATGTTCGATGCAGCGGTAGCCGAGGGCATATGCAGGATTAACCCAGCCCGGCAGAAACCCGCAGCCCCGCACAAGGGGACGGAAGGGAGCCATCGGGATATAACGGCGCAGGAGAGAGAATGGATCAACACCCTTTGCACGGATCACAGGGCGCACGTGGTGGCGATGGCAATGCTTTATGCAGGGCTTAGGCCGCAAGAAGCAAAGGCTCTAAATATTGATGAGGATTTCGACTTCGATAACAAAATTATCCATGTATGCAAAACGGCGCACAGGAAGGGCCATAATGCCTACGTTATAACTGATCAAATGAAAACGAAACGGTCTGATCGTATAGTCCCGCTTTTCCAGCCGTTATCCGATGCGATTATTCGCCGCGGAAAGAGGAAAAGCGAAGATCAGGAAGAAATATATGGTATGCTGATTGAGTCAGCACACCATAAGCCGCTGACCGTACAGGCATGGTGGTCGGCGTGGGAGTCTTATGTATTCGCGATGGAAACCGCGATCAACGGCTGCCAAAAGCGTTGGTATCGGCGCACAAAAAAGCATAAAGCAATACTTGCCGAAGCTGAAAAGCTACGGAAGGAAGGAAAGAAGGAAGAAGCAAAAAAGAAGGAAGCCGAAATAAAGCCGTGGGTATCGTTTACAGTAGTTCCTTATGATCTACGTCATGCTTTCGTGTGCTGGGGCCGCGACAACGGCGTGGAGATCAACACCATGATTAGGTGGATGGGGCACTCGGACGCAAAAATGATCCTCAACATCTATGATGATGTATCGGATGAGCGCAGTAAAAACGAGGCCGAAAAGCTGGAAAAAAAGCTGTTTGGTATGCAGAACGGTATGCAGGATGCAGATTGAGCACTGAAAACCGTTGGAAATACTATGTTTCACGTGAAACAATAGATCGGCTGTTAACCGAGTTGTTGTAGGTTCGAGCCCTACCTGGGGAGCCAAGAAAAGCCTTGAAAATCAAGGCTTTTTCTTTTTGCTCGTATGTTAATCTACGTTAAACCGCGTTAATCTAAGTTAAATAAATGGTATGCAAAACGGTATGCAAAAAAATAAAGCCCCGGCGCGGGGCCGGGGTTACTGGTTATTTTTCGGGCGGGTGGGCTTCATCGTCCGGGATGATGTATGTATCGCCCTTTTCCCGGGCGGCGTCGATCAGGCCCTCGCCGACGATATAGGCCACAACGGACGCGGCGCTCATGATCAGCGCCCCGATCTGCGCGGTCTCGGCCTCGCTCTTGCCCAGGTAAATCAGCAGGCCGGTAACAAAACCGACGATGGCGGCCCAGAATTTACGGCTGGTCAATTTGCGCAGGATGTCATCTTTGCTCATGGTGTTTGCTCCTTTCGTTTCTTCCTGTTCAGGCTGATAATGCTCACAGCGCCAGCAGACGAGGCGGCCCTCCGGGATCACATCGCCGCAGCAGATGCAACGGTTATCCATGGCGGCTCCTTTCCAATGTACGCTTATTTGCATGAAATAGGCGTAGGGTATACGTTTATTTTTCGATCAGGTACTCGTTTATACCCTGCTGCGCCTTTTCCAGCTCATCATTGTTGCCGTTGTGCAGGGCGTGATTTAGCAGCGCCAGAACGCCTCTGGACAGCGCCTTGATACCTTCATCGTTGCCGTCTGCGCGGCCTGTAAGGGCCTCTATTTGCCGTGTATGGCGGTCAATGGCGACCTTATCGTTGGCGAACTTGCGGTCAATGTCCGCGAAGCGCGGTTCCAGCTTTTTGAGAACTTTGTCGCTGATCTCCTCCGCCAGCTTTTCCCCGGGCTGCTGCTGCAACTGCTTGCGCTCCCGCTCGGCGCGGATGATCTCGATGACCTTATGACCCAGCACGAAAAGCGCGGCAAGGCCAACAAGCACAACGGCAAACGTCCACAGCGCCCCCGGCGTGATCCCTTCAATGGGCTGTATCGTTTCCACTCAGCATCCTCTCCTATCCTTTTGCGTTCAGTATTTCGAGCGCCTTGTCTATATTGGCCTGCGCAGACAGCAGGTAGCGCAGGGCGGCATCAACATCCACGGACGGCTCAGGCTCAGGCTCGGGGGTATACTCTGCTAAAAACTTCTCCATCATGTACCCCTGTTTGCCGCCGTACTGGATATAGGCCCAGCCGTTGCTTGCCATGGTTTCGGTGACAACTGTGCCGATGGGAACAGCAGTTATTAATGGGTACTCCGTTCCGGGGCCACTGCGCAGGTTGACGGTTTTGCCGGTATCGGCGGTTACGATCATCTGTTTCGGCTGCATATTCTGTTCCTTTCCGCCTGTGTAGTCAACGGCATTGAGATACCCGCAGAATTCCCAGCCATCCTTGGCGCTCTCCCGGAAGCCGTTCTGGATGTTGGCGCTGTTGAGGATTGTATCGGCATCCACAAGGCCGATATGGTAGTAGTCCAGCAGATCGCCGTTGTAGTACGCGCCGCCAGGTTTGTAGTCAGCCGGAAGCGCGTAATATTTATCTCCCGGCCTGTACGCCTTGAAAGCGGCCATCCCGGGCTTTGCCTCGCTGATCGGGTGCATGGCATCAATATACCGCCGCGCAATGCGGTTGCTGCCCTGATAGATGGATAGGCCGTGCTGACGGTACGCGGCCACAAACGCGCCGGAACAGTCCGCAACATGGTGGCCGATCCAGCGGGAGCCGTACTTGGCTACGCCGCTGTCCTTCTCGGCCTTTTTGTCCTGCCGCTCCTGTGTCCACAATTCGCCGCTGGTGGATGGGATATAGCCCCATTTGTCATCCAGCATGCGCCGGAAATCGGCAATCAGTTGCGCCGATGTGATGCCCACGGGCAACGCCTCCTTTACAAATTGGTCATAGTATCGCTGGCCGTATGCCGCCCGTTTTTCCTCAACCTTTGCGGATTGATTTCTGGGTCGCTCGTAGCCATGCAGCACGGCATCGGATGCCTCCCGGACGGACTGGGCGCTGCGCAGGACGCCCAGCACCGCCGGGCAGGATTGCAACTCATCCCAGAGGAAATCCAATTGCGATTGCAGATCGCCGATGGAACGGCCTTCGCCAACGGTGAACCGATACAGGGCGCGTTTCCGGCTGGGGTGCGTCCACTGTGCGATGCCGTATCCTGCACCGTCCTCAGCGAACATGTCATAATCATATTCGCCGATGTCCACCGCGTCCGTGTACTGCTGATCAGTCAAGCCAAAGCGCTTCTCCGCTGTCCCCTCAAGGTCAATAGGGTTCATGGCGCTCTCGGCGTACAGGTTGCCCATCAATCCGGCCACACCGTAGGGGTTTGCGATATGGCCGGAAAGATAGGCCCAGATGGCATCGGCGTTCATGGGTCATCCCTCCCACAGGCGCAGACGGCTGCCACGAACGCCCCAAACAGCCCGCCGCCTACAAAGGCAATCAGGAGCCAGTACCAGGGGATCATAGGGGCCTCCTTTCTGAGTTAAAGTCCTATTTTAATCATGTTTCTAACAATGTGAGGTTTGCCATAATGGGCACATGGTCACTGTACAAATCGAAAAACTTGTCAGAATAGACTCTGAATGAATTGCAAATAATGTTATTAGATGTAATAACATAGTCAAGCGGCATTTGCCTTGCTACAACATCCGAATATTTGCCAGACGGATCGAACCATGTGTTGAGGTAGTCAAATCGGCCACCGTTGCACATTAACATATTTGCGTTAGAGAACGCGCTTTCCATTATGGTTAGATCATCGTCACCAGCTTCGGGGTTGAAATCCCCTCCCATAATAAGGTAGTCAAATGTCATATTATTAATTTCGCCTATAAGCCATGTAAGGTCTTCCTGTCGTGCAGTAACATCGGCGGCAGTGATTCCTGGTTTCGCATGTACACAAACAACAAGTATTGTTTTTGCATTCCGGTTTATTGTTGCAAATGTTACAGGGCGGCTGTTTGGGGATGTCTTGTTCTGCGACGACGTAAAAGGTACTTTGCTATAAATCTTTTCACGGGCTGAGCCAACTTGATACGGATAAACAGGCATAAATACATAGTCAAGTGAACTTTTTGTGTTGTTAGCGTCGATATAACCCAAATCTTCGTCAATAATTAACACGTCTGCGTTAATCTCAGCGATTACACTTTTAAGGTTGTGCAGCTTTTCACTCGAAATAAAAACGGTGGTATCGTTGTTGTACTTTGCCACATTGTATTCCCCGACAACGAATGTGCCGCCTGTGTTCGCAACTGTTGATGTGGTGTGGTAATCCGTGTAACGATAAATTTGAATTAACCCACCATCATCAGGGATAAGTTCAAATCTCGCCGGGTAATCTTGAGCCGAGCCAGTTGCCAGATAATACGCGTACAAGTAGGTGTAATTACCGCTGTTAAATGCTATCGTTGTGGAAGAAGTAGAAGTACCGCCACTAATCAGAGTAATGGTGTCTCCGACTTCCGGGAATTGTTTAGACCCAAGAGCAATATTGCGCCTATTGCCGCCCCACACCTTAAATGTATAATCTTTGTTTGGCACAAGCGGAATTGATATAGTCTCGACATCATAAGCGGGAGGTCGAACGCCGTTAGAAGTTACCCAAACTCCCTTGAATGTGACCAAATCGGAAGGATTGAGTTCCGTGATATCAATTAACTCATATATGGCATTGGGGTCAGTGTCTCCATTGTAATAATAGACATACGCAAATTTTTTGCTGTTTGAATTATTTATGACTACAGCCCCGACAAAAGATGAAGAACGGTCAATCTTAACCTCACACTCATATCCTGGGTATACGTCATAAATATCACCGAGGCCGACAGCCCAGCGGTTGCCAGTATTGCACCAGAATAAATACTTATGTTGTGGCTTTATAGGCAAAACAAATATTTTGCTATAATCGGTTGACGTTTCGGCGGTCATTACATATGATCCATTGAGATAAAGCCCATTTATGTTTTTAGGGACATATTCAGACATTGCGCTTTTTAAGTCAGCCACTTCCTCCGCGTCTCCCGCCCCGATGTTGGCCCTGGCCTGGGCCTGCTGGGCGGCGGTGAGGGTTTGGGCCTCGCTGTATTTGACAGCCCCGGTCGCGGCCTGCTCCGCGCTTTCGGCGGCTTCTGTCGCAGCTGCTGCGGCCTGATTGGCCAGCGCTGCTGCGGTGTTTGCGTTCCCTGCGGCTTCCTCGCATTCCTCGATCATCGCCAACAGCTCAGTGATATCCGGGATCACATGGCCGGGATCGACGGGAGAGCCGCTGATGGAGCGCGTAACGTAGCCGGAGCAAGCGCCGATGACCGTTTTATCCTCGCCGTTAACCACCCGGATCACAACGGACAGCGGGCCGGGATAGGCATAGGCGGCTTCCGGCAGGATCACCCAGGCGCGGTTGCCCTCCTTTTCGCCGTTGATGATCACGGTGTTTTTGTCGGCGCGGATGGCATAGCCCACAACGGAGCCGTCAATATCCACGTTTGCGCCGTCGTTTTTCAGCACAACGCCGATCAGGTTTGCCATGTTATCCTGGGTGAATACATTGCCATGCAGCGCGATGGTCTCAGGCAATTTGCGCTGGTCGGTGGTTATCCACGTTTCAAAATACATGTGTTACTCTCCCTCCTTACTCAAACGTTACATCGAATGCCAGCCCGGTCACGTCGCTGTAGGTTGCGGTTGTTGCCAGCAGGATATAATTCTGCTGTGCGTAGTACCTGAGCGTAATATCCTCCGTGTCCCCGTTGCTGTGCGTAATGGTGGCGGTAAAGGTGCTGGGCGCTGCGAAGGTGGAGCCTGCGTAGTTGTACATCAGCGCAAGGCTGTTTGTCAGATACCGGGCATTGAACGTAGCAGCAAACTCATAATGCAGCGTGCCCGCATCCGGGTCATAGGTCATCTGGTTGGCCGTTACGGTGGCGTTCACCAGCGTGTTGGCGTTGACGGTAAACTCAGCCTTGTTCTCGTCGTACAGTTTGCCGGTGGCCTGGAAGAGGAAGCCCGTAACGCTCAAGCCGCTGAAGGATGCCAGCAGCATGTTTCCGCCCCGGGCGATGTACAGGTATTGGCTGCTGCTGTCTTCCACGGTTGTGCCGTCCGAAAGCCGCAGGATGGTGTGCCCCTTGGTCTGCGATAGCGGGCCGTAGCCATCCGGCATGTAAAGGCCAAAGGCGGGATTGCTGCTGGGCACGGTAAACTGGCTGCATGTCACATCCAGGCTGTAGGTGACAGTACCGGCAACGGTATCGGCTACAATTGAGTTCGTGGTGTACTGCATCATTGTCGGCCCGCCGCTGGTGGCCGTCTGGAAGAACTCTCCATGCATAACGGGCAACTTGCGCGGATAAAGACCGAAAAACTGTATCCGTTCGCAGGCGATGCTCCCAAGCCGCGCAATTCCATCCTTGCCCAGTGTAAGCGCGTTGGTATTCTTGGTGCCGTTATACCAAGTGTAGGCCGTGAACGATTCAGCGCTGAAGGGTTCGTAGCCAGATGGCGCAGATGCAAAAGCGCTGATTGTATCCTGGTCAAACCTGCCATCAAAAATCACGGCAACCTGATCATCAAAGATCGCAATGAAGTTTACGTTCTCGTTATAGTTCCCCAGCGCCTCCGTATTTATGATCAACTGATCGTGCGCGTTATACGGTTCATCCCCTCCACCCATCCTTGGCGCTATATATACCGGTAATATTGGGCCATTTGCTTTCTGAACAGAAACAGTAAGCGTAACTGTATCAACAGGTAGTTCCGCAGTTTCAACAGTGATTTGCCCCGTGGAAGCGGTCAGCATCAACCCGGAAACCAAGTTCCCTTCGGACTGTGAATCCCCAAAGTTTACCCCGATAATTGCCATGCTGGATAGGATTTCGGCATTCTCATAGGTAAAACTGTATCCGGCGCTTTCAGTTTCCCAATCGGTTGCATAAATCTCAATGCTGAAGCAAAGGGGGCGTTCCGCCAAGGCTGTATAACCGACAAAAGCGGTTGTTGCAATTTTCTGGGAGCTGTCCCCTGTGGCTGGCGTTGGCGCTGTCGGCGTGCCTGTCAGGGCCGGAGAATTTAGCGCAGCTTTCCCGGCCAATGCGGCAACAATCGCTTGGTTCTCAACAGGGTTTTGGCTTTCATCGTCCAGCTCGTCATCAATTGCCGGGTTCACACTGTCAAGTTTTGCCTTGTCCGCAGCGCTCATCAGGCCGTGTACTTCCGTTGTGGCGTCGTTATAGGTGGTTCCGCTGGGGCTGTCCCATACGCCGTCCCCGCGCAGGAAATATCCGCGCTCCCCGGACTGCGCTGCGGGAACAAGACCATGCACGCCGTTTGCGGATGCCGTCGCGCCTTGATAATCTGGCAGGGATGCTACGTTCCCGTTCTGATCGGGGGAGATTCCCATTACTGCGGATACGCTGCCGCTGCCGTCCATTCCCTGCCGCGCCACGGTATAAATCACGGTGGTCTGGCCCGTGCTCCAGCTTACGGTATTTCGCACCCAGAGATATTGCCCCTGGGGAACATCCGGCTGCACATCCAGCCATTGGCCGGTTGGCGCAATACTGCCGCTTGTCCCGGCCTGGTAAGCGGTGTTCTGTCCGACTACGGTTGCATTTGTCCCCGGATCGCCCTTATCGCCCTTCACCAAGCCGAAAGCGATGTGTTTATGCCCGTCCACCTCGCTGATGGTTGCGCTGGGCGTTTCCGAGGTCGCGGCGGATACCGTCATGCCGTCAATCTTGGCTGCTGCTTCATTGGCCGCTTCCGCCGCTTCCGTGGCCGCTTCCGTGCCTGAAAGCATTTCGTCGATGTACTCCAGGAATTGGTCGATATCCGGCACAACCTGCCCAGATGGGATGATGGGGCTGTTGGTGGTGCTGCGCGTAACGTAGCCGATGCAACCGCCCAAAACCACCTTGTCCGTGCCGCTGATCAGCCGGATCACCACCTGGATATGGCCCACCACCTCGTAGGCTTCGGCGGGCAGCTCTATCCAAGCCCGGTTTCCGCTTTTCTGCCCGGTCACAGTTTTATAGCCGTTATCGCTGCGCACAACGATACCTTGAATTGTGCCGGACAGCGTGACAGGCTCCCCGCCATCCGTCACGATAACGCCGATCAAATTTGCTTTGCTATCCTGGCTGAACAGATCGCCTTTCAACATTTTTACCTTGTTGGGCTTCTTCAGATCACTTTCCAGCCAGGTCTCGAATTGCGCCACAGGTTACACCTCCTTTGTTAATTGGATTAGCACATTGCCGTTGTCACGATCACGCAGAACGCCAATCAAGGCAGTATAACCTTTATAGGTTTCAATCTGCGTATCGCCTATGTAATAAGCGATTGCCCTTGTAACGTTCGCATCATCAAACAAGTCAACGGCCTGCCGAACTGTCATTTTTTCAAACGTCTGGAAGGACAGCACGCCATCGCCCTTCCCGGCAAATATGACGGCGATCTCACGGCCATCAAGCAGGCGGATTTTGTTCATTGTGTTCCTCCTTCTCAGGCTCATTGATCATAGACTCAACGGTCAATATGCAGCCCAATAGCATATCAAGGTTTTCCTGCCCGTGTACCTCGATTTTGTTCAGCGTTGCCCGGAGAACAAATAGACGGCTATCCATGTATGCCTCCTTAATTGCCAAGGTAGTGTATTGTAATATTGCTCCCGTCGGAACCTTTTACGGTGGCGCTGCGCCAATACACGTACTCGTCTTTGTAATTAAAGTTATACTTGGTCGTCAGGCTATTGATAATGCCGCTGGGAGAGTTGATGGCGTTTGCCTTTAGATATTGGGCGGTCGTTGCGCCGGTAGTGAGGTTTGATATAGATGTTTGCAGCGCATCAACCGTCACCTTGTTCGCTTTCAGCGTGATCTCATTGGCTGTCTGCGTGATCCGGCTACTGAGCTGCTGATCCCCGTTGGTGCGGGCCGTCACCTCGCTGGTGATCGAATCCGCCGTTTGGGTGATCCGGCTGTTCATGGATGCTTCCGCGCTGGTGGCCCTTGTGACCTCGGATGTGATGGCCTCTGCTGTCTGCGTAATGCGGCTTGAAAGCGTTCCCTCGGAGGCCGTGGCCCGCGCAACCTCTGCGGTGATTGCGTCCGCCGTTTGGGTGATCCTGCTTCCCATTTCACCTTCTGCGGCGGTGGCCCTTGTTACTTCTGCGGTAATGGCATTTGCCTGCACCAAAAAGGAAGAACCGAGGGCATATTCTGCGGCGTTCTCGGAGGCGTATAGCCAAACGCCGTGAGGATCAATTTCCAGACCAGCCTTGTGTAGGATGGTTCCCTGGTCGGTTACGTGTTTGTCTGTGGCTTCCCATCGCCATTTATTCTTTGTGGTTTCCTTGCTGTTTTTTTCGATAGCGGTGTTTGATGATACACTGGAAGAATGGAAGGCGCTGGAAAGTGTGTATTCCTCGTTGGCAAGGGTCACTTTTACGCGCCCGGGATCGCCGTACACATCGGGCCAATTCAGCTTGGTGATGGTTTGCTGCTGGGTTACGTTATAATCCGGCAGGGCGAGGCGGTACATGGCTCCAAGCTCTGCGCGGTCATAGGCTTCCCCGGTGGCCTGGTGCAGGTCCAGCAAATCGATCTGGATAGAGAGCAAAGGGTTCTTGTGCTGGGCCAGATACCGGGCGCAATCAGCCTCAAACTGGGCCTGTGGCGTATCATCATCCTTGCCGGCGTAATGCTCTACGATGCCGTACAGGCTGATGGTATCGGCGTCCAGCTTGCCGCCGGTCAGATCGGGGCTGATGATGCGGGTGCAAAGGTTTTGATCATCCTCCGAGATTTTGCAGGATTCGATGTTGCGGGCAAGGCGGCCCTCCGCCGTTACGGTTTGGGGCTTTCTGATAACGCTCAAAGTCCAGGGCAAGGAGGATTGATTGATGGAGAGGCAATAATCGGGCAGATCGGCTAAAACGCGCAGGATGGCGGATAAAACATCCTCATGGCTGCCGTTATAGCTCACGGTATCCGTGGCAGCGATGGTGCCCAATTGCCAGAGGGTGCCGGTATAGCTGGCAAATATCTGCGGGATAACGGTGCTGGCGGGGGAGGAATCGATTTCCAGGTCATCCTTGATGATATAATCGCCGATCTCCGCGATGCCGTGATCCAGCTGGTACTCCTTCTGATCCCGCCGGTAGTTATGGGAGGGGGCGCGGACGCGGAAAATTCCGGCGCTGCCCATGGAGGTATACAGCTCCACCCAGTTGCGGATGGAGAGGGTTTCCCGGTCCGGCAGGGTCAGGGTGGCGGTGGAGAGGGGTTCCAGGCTCAAGGTGACGGATGTATGCAGGGTATCCAGCCGGCGCAGCTCGTGCATATTGCCATCCAGCACGCGGGGCAGGGGGATGTTATAGATCATAGCCAGAGCCCCCTTGCTGTGCATTGGGCGGTGATGCTGCCGGTAACGGATATGTTGTTTGATTTGCCGCATTCCGCAAGCAGGTCATCGTCCCCGGTGCGTTTGCTTAGCAAGCTTGTATTGCCGTATTTGATGGATAAAATGCCGTTATTATGGGCAATTTTGATCACGCCGCCGCTGGGGATGCTGATGCCGGAGAGGGCAATGGTGGTGCCGCCGATGGCAATAGAGCAGGAGGTGATGGCGGCGGTGGCGGTGATATCGGCATCCACCTGGGCGCGGGCGATGGAGGGCGGGACGCTGCCGGGAACGTAGAGAGAGGAGCCGGTGGTTACAGAGGGAACTTTATCCTGCCAGAAGGGCGGATTATAGGCGGTAAAGGCAATAGAGAGCGGGGCGGTAAAATCCTTTGCGGTCAGCGCGGGCGGGGCGGTGCAGATCACGCTCAAAATATGCTCGGGGCGGTCGCTGGTCTGCAAATCCCCGCCGGCCATGGCCCAGGCGGTGATGCGATCCAGGGTGCGGCGGCGCTCCTTGATATCCGGGCAGTGCAGCTCAAACAAGACTTTGACCGAGGCGCTGCCGATGGCCTGATGGGTTACATACGCGCCTGGGCGGGTGGCCATGGCGGCGGTGGTGATCTCAAGCTGCGGATCGGCGTACTGGATATCAAGCACCATCAGGGATGGGTGGAAGGAGGAAAGCGGGACGCCGTTAAGCGATAATTCATAGCGGCTTATCATGCGGGCGCGTACCTCCTTGCTGTGTAATCATTGGCCTGGCTGCGGTTTACGTGGTCGGTGATGTCCTCGCCGTTGAGGTAGGCGTTTACGGGGGTGGAGGCAAGGGCGGAGGCGATCTCGGAGCGCAGGGCCGAAAGGAAGCCGGAGAAGTCCATCATGCCGCCCTCGCCATCCCGGTAGCGGCGGGCCTGGGAGGCTGTAAGCACCATTTCCCCGCGGTGCAGGATGGCCGGGTAGTCATCATATGGGATGTTATACGCGCCTTTGGCGTGCAATGCGGCGGTGGTGTTCCCGGTGCCGGAGGCGGCGCTGCGCAGGGATCGGGCCGCGCCGTTCATGGCGTTTACAAGGCTATTGCCGGCGGAGGATACGCCCTCGGCGGTGGTGCTCATGTATTCGGCAGCGCGCTGGATGGCGGTGCGGGTGATATCGATTTGCTCGGTGGTTTCGGCGATCTCCGCCTCGGCGGCGGCTATATCCGCGTTGGCCTGCTCGATGGTGGATTGGTATTGATCCATCTGGTCGCCGATGGCGGCAATCTGCTCGGGGGTTAAAAGGTTATCATTGGCGGCTTGGTTCCAGATATAATCCTGCTCGTCAAACATATGGCCGATTCCAGGGTAGGCATCGAGGAGGGATTCGGCAGCGCCTTGCGCAAGCCGCATAAGGTCCTGGGATGTATAGCCCGCCTGGGCCGCCGCTTCTGCCGTGAGGTTCGCAAGGTTCTCAAGTTCCGTCAGTTGTTCCCCACCGATTTCAAGGCCTGTCCCTTTGTTCTCGGTGTTATACTGCTGGGATAGGCGGAGCTGTTCGGCGGAGTAGGCGTTGATCATGGCGATCATCTGATCATTCATCGCGCCCATCTGCGCCTGTGCCATATCGCGGGACACCTCGGCGGTGGCTTTTTTTGTTTCCTGCTGGCCCAAATACTCCACCTGCGATGCAAGGGCGTTGTTCATGGCCTGCTGGATGGCCTGCTGGCGGATTTCCTCGGTCATGGCCCGGGCGGTGGCAAGGTTCTGCTCCAGGCTGGTCCCCTGGGCGGTCAGGGCCGCGCCCACCTGGGGCATGATGGCGTTCAGCTGCTCGGTGGCGGTTTTCCACTCGTTGGTGGCGGTCACTTCCTCGCCGTATTTGAGGCGCAGCTGCTCCATATAGTCCAGCAAGCCGGAGGCCTGGAAAGCGTTTACCTCGGCGGCGCTGATATCGCTCTCCATTTGATCGGTGATGCGCTCGTTCTCGGATTTGCCGGTGATCAGCGCCCAAATGCCGCCCGCAAGGCCGTATTGGTTGATGGCATCGGAAATGTCAGATATGCCGGTGGTAAGTGTTTGGACAAAATCGCGGAAGGAATCCTTAAACTGATCGGAGACGGCAATCTGCAGGCCCTCCAAGGCGCTGTTCAGGATGGTGATATCGCCCTGCAGGTTATCCAGCATGGTTTCGGCCATTTCCTGGGCCGCGCCGTTGCCTTCATCGGCGGCCTGGATGGCAGCGGAAAGCTTTGCAAATTCTTCCTGCGAGGCGTTCATCAAAGCCAGCCAGCCGGTGGCACCTTCCTCGCCGGCGATCTGCTTTGCGTATTCTGTTGCCGTTTTTTCGTCAAGCTGTGCCCAGGCTGCGCGGGCCTCGGTGATAAACTCCGAGAAGTCTCGGACGGATGCGGTGCTCATGGCGTTTTGCTGCATCTCAGCAAGGGCGTTTTGCCGCGCAAGGATTTCCTCTTGGGCGTGTTCACCCTCAGCCATCCAGGCCTCGTATTCTTGTTGGGCGGTTAAAAACGCCTGCATTTCCTCCGCGCCGTACTCGTAAAATTCAACGCCGAGGCTCTCCATGATGCCTCGTGCTCCCAGCTTATCGGCGGATGCGCCGGTATCGGTGCCCAGGCGCAGGATGATTTGGCGCAAATATCTGCCGGCCTGACCGGCCTTAACGCCTTGATTTGCCATAACGCCGATGGCCTCTGCCATATCCTCGGCAGCAAGGCTCATGGAGCCGGCGACGGGAGCGACAAATTTAAAGGTTTCGCCCATCATCCCTACGTTTGTATTTGCCTTGGTGGCGGTGGCCGCAAGGATATTGGCAAAATGGGAGGCATCCTCTGCCTCAATGCCAAAGGCGGTCATGGCGTCGGTGACGATATCAGAGGTGGAGGCAAGGTCCATGCCAGAGGCAGCGGCAAGGCTCAAAACGCCGTCAATGCCAGCAAGCATCTGCTCGGTATCCCAGCCGGCCATGCCCATGTAATACAAGGCTCCGGCGGCCTCGGTGGCGGTAAACTTGGTAGATGATCCAAGTTCAATGGCGCGCAGGCGCAGGGCGTCAAAATCATCGCCGGATGCCTGGGATACGGATTGTACCTCGGACATCATGGCGTCAAAGTCCATGCCGGCGTTCATGGCGTCCTTGAAAAACTTGCCTGCGGCAGCAGCGGTGGCGGTGATGGCGGTTGCCGCAACGCCGGCGACGGTTTTGCCAACGGTGCCGAATCCCTTGGTTGTTTTTTCGGCCTGGGCAAGGTCGGTGGTAAATTGGCTGGTATCAAGGACCAATTTGGCGGATAGGGTAAATACATCCATGGTTTTTCCCTCCTTCCCCGCTTATTCGGAAAACAGGGAAAGCACGTGGTCGATAATTTGCTGCTTGGTTTGTTTGGGCGGGCGCTGCTCCGGGTATACCAGCTCAATAAACGAGGGGGCTTCCCATTTGCCGCCGGCAAAGGCGATAAAGGATTGGGCGAGGGCGCGGAGCATGGAGGCGGTATAATCCTGGTAGATCAGATCGCGGTTATCATCCTCGATCATGGCGATCAGGGCGGGCATGGAATAATAGCCGTATTTTTGCAGGATGATCAGGAGCCTTTTGCGCTGCGCTTTGCTGCAGGCGCGGACGACGGAAAAAAAGTTGCGGCCAGATCATCATAATTCTCACGCAATACGGCAACGGCCTGGGCAAAGGTCTGCGTTTTTACCTTTTCCACGGGCTGCTCAGAGAAGACGCTGATGATCTCCATCAGATCGGCGTAATGCTTATCAAAGCAAAGGGTTATAATGCGGGGCAGCAGTTTGCCGACGGTGACGATCAGGGGCAAGCGCCAATAATTTTTGAATTCGTCCAGCATTTTCACCAGGTCTTCATCCTCGCAGATGTTGCCGAAGGGGGCGGCAAGGCGGATCATGGCAACCTTGGTTTGCTCCAGGGTCATTTCGGATAATTTCATCAGTTCCTCCTAATAAAAACGGGGCCGGGGTAAATCCGGCCCCGTTGATGGGTCATTATTTGCCGTCTTATTGAGAGGGCATGTCGAAGAACACAACCTCAAAGGGGGCGTAATCGTAGTCATCGAAATTGGCCTGGTGGGCGTGGAATTCGGCGGCCAACGTGCCTTCGTCCTTATCCTTATAGGTCAGGGTAAAATCGGCGGTGTTCAGGGCGTTTTTCAGGACGATCAGCACAAGGCGGCCATCGGACAGGTCACCGGCCCAGCAGATGTTGGTCAGGTAATCGTCCGCGTCAATGGCGGTGCGCATTTTGATGGTGGTCTTTTTGCCGCTGGTTGTGGCATCGCCGGTGCCCAAAAGTACCTTGATATTATCGGGTGTTACCTCAACAAGGGTAGTATTCAGGTAGGCGTCGGCGCTGTCAACAAACGTGCCGCCCTTATAGGCGTAGCGCTTGCCGTCAATATCCGGGTCACGGGTTTCGCGGGTGACGTGGAACTCGCCGCCGCCACGGGTAGCACCAAGGATATTTCCGGCGGTGATCGCCGCGGCAATGGCGGTTTTCAGCGCGGTGGCATCGGTGGTGCTGGAGTATTCAAAATTCTTAAGGATCACACCGGCGTTGAGCTGAAGGTTATCAAATGTGTCAGCCCGAAGCGCGGTGGTCAAACCGGGAGCGCCCATAATTTCCTCCGTTCTCCGGGCTTAGATGCCCGGCATATGGTATGCGTTAATGGATAGGTTGATATAGATGGATCGGAAATCGCCATCGACCATCAGCTGCTGCAGGGGATTTTCCGGCCAGATGGCGATATGGCCGCCGGTGCAGGGGATCAAAACGCCCTGGCCGATGGCGGCGGTGATTTCATCCGCCTTTTGCATCAGATCAAGATTGGATACCGATCTGTACCAGGGCTGGATGTAAAAGGAGGCTTTCTGATCCCATTCGGGCTCATTCAGCGGGATGGTGATATAAGGCACAACGGCATCATCCGGCACATCGGCAACGGTATAGACGGGGAGGCCGAATTGCTGGAGCCATTGGCTCAAAGCGCTGGCGGTGGAAATCATACGGGAAGCTCCCACCTTTCGGCGGCTACCTTGCCGATCTTCACGGTGCTGGCGTCCGGGGCCTCGCTGTCCGCCTGATTGCTGGTAACGCGGAAAATGGCGTTATCGGAATCCCGGCGGAATACATCATGGTAGACAAGGCCAAAGCCCTTGGCGGTGACAACGGTGTAAACCTCCGTAATGCCCTGTTTTTCGGCCGTACGGGCCTCCATGGTGCTATCCTTGGTGATGGTTGCCATAAAGGCCGCGCCGGGCGTATAGGTATCCTTGCGGCCAAATACGCCGTCATTTACGGTGGATTTGTTCAGCAGCGTGCAGGGCGTCATCATGGATTCCAGCAGGTTCATCACAGCCACCCCTTTTTCCAGCGCTTCAGGCGCTTGCCAAACTGCGTTTGCCAGCCCATGGTTGGGTCCTGGCCGCCTACCTTGGAATTCTGGGCCTTAACATAGCTGTAAACGCCGATCACATCCTCGGATTGATAGGGGCTGTTTACCACATCCCCGTATTTATCCACCCAAACGCGGATTTCATCGGATAGTTTACGGAGGGCGGGCGGGACGGCCAGGGCGGTGATGGTGCCGGTGAATGTTTCGGGCATCAGGGCCGCGCCGGCAATATCATCATCATCGGTAACGGTGCCGGGATGGTAGGTATAAACGCCGTCATTCAGGGCGCTGCCGGTGATCTCAAAGCGCTGGCCGTCCTGCAAAAAGGGGAGGGAAACCAGGCCGCCGGGGATGGCAAAGGTCCCGCGCTCCACATGGTACGGGTTTCCGGCGTCATCCTCCGCAAAATAATTGTTCAGGTATTCAAGCACCTGCTGCAGCATGGTTTCCCTCCTTCCCGTTTACGCGATGTAGGTGTACTTGATGGTCACCGTGCCGGTCGGGGCAGCGGCCAGACGCACGCCTTCGCGCTCGATGGTGTAGTCGGTGATGGCGGTGGAGCCGTCCTTCAGCATCTCAACGCTGACGATGCGCGGATGCGCGGTCTTGAACAGCAGCGCGTCGCTTGCGTCGCCGGTGATGGTCTCGGCGGTGGTCACGGCGGTAGAGGTGCCGACATACACGACGGCGATGCCGTCCAGATACTCAGCCCACAAGGCCATGCCCATCAGGGCGAAGCTTTCGCCCACGGCGGTGCTGTAATTGCCGTTGGCGTGGAAGCCGATCAGGTTGGTTTCGCCCTGCACGGTGTAGTTCAAGCCCAGACGGGCGAAATCGCCGTCACCGGGATCGATGTAATACAGGTCGATGTTCTCCACGGGAAGGGCCAGCACGGTATTGCGGGCGATATCGGGTTCGGACATCAGGAACAGGGTGCCGTAACCCATGAAGTTCTTGACGTAGGTCAGGCCGAACTGGGTCTGGACGGTGATATCGGCAGCGCCCAAGTAATCATAAAAGTCCAGCACGTTGGCGAAGCCCACAACTTCGGTTACGGTCTTGCGCATGGTCTGGAATTTGTTGATGACGAGGCCCTTGGCCTTGGCCAGCGCGGCCTGGAAGGTGGCGGCGCCGCCAATCAGGGAGCCAGTGTTCAGGAAGGTGTAAAAGTCGGTCAAAACGCCGTTCTGGAGTTCGGTCAGGAAAGCGTCATCGGACTTTTCAATAGCGATGGCGGCACCGTACTTTTCCACGTCCTCGATGGGCACGGCCTTGGCGTACTTCTTCAGGGCCAGGTCATTCATGGTGGCCTGGGTGATGGTGGCCTTGGAATAGGGGATCACTTTGCCCGCGCCCACGTTGCCGTTCTCCAGCGCAACGCTGGCGGTATAGCTGATCAGGCGGGAGCCGGGGGCCTTGCGGATGGGGCGCATGATGCCCAGAATATCGCGCAGGGCGTCCCAGTTGCGGTTAAAGCGGGTGACAAAATCGATCTCGCGGGCCGTTACGTTGTTAAAAACGTTGGGCAGGCTATCGCGGGGATTGGTCAGGGTTTCAACATTGGTAGCAGGCATGTTTCAATCATCCTTTCTGTTAAAATCCGAAAAGGGTATGGTTTTCGGCGATGGCCCGCTGGCGCTCGGCGGTATCCTTGATGGCAAGGATTTCATCCTTGGTGCGGGCATTTTTGCCGGTATCGGGCGGGGTCTCGACTTTTGCCCCGCGCTCATGGGTTTCGGTGACGAATTCCGCCCAATCGGTGCGGATGGCCTCGCGCAGCTTGTCCGCGCCCTGCAGGTTGCCGTCCTTATCCAGCTTCATGCCGGAAAAGTCCGTAACTTTGCAGATGGCGGCATGGCGTTTGTCGCCGATCTTTTCCTCGGTCAGCAGCCGGCAATAGGCGGCCTGTACTTTGGCCTGCTGGGCCTGCTGCTCCACCTGGGCCTTGTATGCTTCAAAGGCCTGGTGCTCTTTTTCGTAATCGCCTTTATCGACGATGGCTTTTAAGGCGTCGCGCTCCTTCTGCAAATCGGCCAGCTTATCGGCATCGGTTTTCAGGGTATCGCGTTCCTCCTTCAGCGGGGTTACAACGTCCAGATGGGCTTCCATGGTGGCCTGTACCTGTTCTTCGGACAGCCCCAGGGATTTCAAAAAAGACCGGGTAAATGCCATATAAATTCCTCCATTGCTTCGGGCGCGGTGCTTCGCGCTGTGGTGTGGCAAACTGCTTCTTGCCTGTACATCCATTATCCGGGATGGGCGTTTTTGGCTAAAGATCAAAAGCGTTTATAATCGCGGTCAAAAGCGTTGGAAATAAAAAAGAAGCCCCGGAGGGCTTCATGGGATAGGGGGATCAGTCTTCGGAGAGGCTGTCCGCTATGGTGGCGGCAAGGGCCACCTTGCGCAGCTCGTTTTCCATGACGGCTTTATATTCGGCCGCATGGTTTTCCGCCGCGGGCCGGATAAAGGGTTTACCGGCTACAAAGGGCGTTACAAGGCGCTTTCCGATGGCGGGCACATAGCGGCCCACCTGCTGCACATGGCCCAATTCCACGGGCGGGGCGTAGGATACGGCAGTGCCGATGACCTCAGTATTGGCATCCGTTTGCCGGTGGGTAATGCTGTTGCGCAGATTGCCGGTATCCACGGGGCAAAGCTGTTTTGCGTAGGTTTCGGCCTTGCCGCCGCAGATTTCAAGGGCGCGGCTGGTGGCGGCCTGTACGCGGCTGTTCACCTCGGCCCGGCGGCTGATAAAGGATGTGATTTGCCATTTTTGCGCCATTAAAATTCCTCCTTCCATTCCAGCCATTCGTCATAGGTCATATCCTCAATTTCCTCCCCGCTTTCGTTATCCCGGCGCGGGCCGTAACTGGGGTATTCCTCGTAGTCGTATCCCAAAGTACAGCGGCAGTTCCAGGTATTGGCCTCGTCGGCATTTGGATCGCCTGGGTACATGATGGGGCCTAAAATGCTTTCAAAGGGCTCGTTTACATCCTGCACCTGGCCGTCCAAATCCTGATGTGCGGGGCGGGTGCGGTTATCCAGGGTGGCGATCCAGACCTTTTTGACCCTGATGCCCATATCCTGGCTCTCCCGCATCACCTCAAGGCGGCCCGCGTTCTGCGCCCCGGTCATGGCGGTGCGGGCGTAGCGGGTCATGGCGGCGTTGTTGGCGTGGCCTGTATCCCGGGCAATGCGCTGGGCGATCTCCGGGATGGATTCGCCCTGGATGATACCCTGGGTGATGGCATTGGCGATCTTTTTCTGGTTCCAGGCCTGGTCCTTATCGGCATCCACTTCCCGGCGGGGCAATAGCTCTGGCTGCTCCTTGATCAGCCGGGTTACGGTGGCGCTGTCGTACAGGGTAAAGGATAAATCCATGCCAGCGCCGTGCTCCAGCAAATAAGCCTGGAAGGTGGCGTTCTCGCCGAAAACGGCGCGGCGCTCGCCCTCGATCATGGCGTTGGCCTGGCGGTTGGCGTCTAAAAGGGTGGAGGTTACGGATTGCAGCTTATCGTGCCATAACTGGCCGGCGTACACCTGGCCGCGCAGCCATGCATCATAGCTGGCTTTGGTGATCTTGCCGGCGGCAAGCTGGGCGCGTTTTTGCTCATCCATGGCGTTCAGGCGCTTGGTATGGGCATCCAGCTTTTGCACGATCTCCCGCTGGGCCTGGCGGTATACGCGGTTAAACCGGCGCAAAAGGCTTTCATAGGCCTGATCCGTGTACTCCGTTCCCCGGTCGCTGTAATCCGGCATTTACGCCTCCTGTTCTTCCGGCTGCTCCTCCTCCGGCGGCACATCCCGCAGGCGGTCCGCGCTTTCCTTATCCCGGGCGGCCATGATCTTTTTGATCATATCCACGGTGATAAAGGGCAAAAGCTGCAAAACGGTTTCATCGTCCAAATACTGGGCGGCGCTTATGATCATCTGCGTCTGCTCCAGCTGGTTGCTGATGCGCCCGCGCTTGAACTGCGGCACATCCTCAATGCCCTGCAGGGCTAAAAGCTGCTGGACGGCCTCGATGATCTGGTATTCAAAGTCGTCGGCTTCCTCTTCCATGGGCTGGTAGGCGGCGTCGATATGATCATTGGTGGCCCCGGCGGCAACGGTATGCACATCCAAGGCTCCAAAATCCCGGTACATCTGGGCCTGGATGGATTCCAAGAATTTTGTGCGGGCCTCTGTGGGGATTTCCTGGGTGTAGGGTTTGGCCGGCGTCTCGCTGTCAACGGCGGCCATGTGCAAAAATTTGATCTGATCCCGGAAACGCTGGATGTCCTTCTGGGTTGTCCCCATGGCATCGCTGATCAGCCAATAAATCTCCGCGCAATCCTGCAGGTCATTGGCAAAGCCGCTGTTGATCAGATCATAGGCGTCGATCTGCTCCTTGAGGCCCACGAGGGTGCTCTGATGATGCTTGCTGCCGTACAGCGGCACGATGGGCAAAGCGCTGTAATTGGATTCGCCCACGATAACCTCCCCATCGGCGGCGTTCTGGGCAACCTGCAGGCGGTAGGCGCGTTTGGGATCGTATTCGGCCAAATCAAGGCCGCTGCTGCCCTGTTTGGTGCGGTACTTGGTAAATCCATCGGGCTCATACAAAACGGCTGTAACGGGCTTTTTATCCCAATCCAGGGACCAGAAGCGGATGCCGCCCATCAGCGCCCCGGTATCTTCATCCAGCAAAGGGCAAAATTCGGTCATCTTAAATTCATGCACCCGATCCACGTTCCAATACAGGTAGGATACACCATGGATCAGCGCATCATAGGCGGCGTTATACAGCACGGTATCAAATTTTTTGCCCAGCCGCTCCTTGGTCACATCCACGGTGACGGTGCTGCCGTCCTGCCGCTGGGTTTCGCGGGTATCGCTAAAGGATACGCCGTTGCCCAGGCTATAGGTGGCGCGGGCGGTGTTCAGGCGGTGGAAAAAGTTGCTGGCAATATGGTTATTGCTGGCGGTGGTATCGATCACCCGCGCGCCGGTGGCGGTGTAAATCCATTTTACAAATTGGTTGATGGTGCTGTTCTGCTGGCGCTCGTACAGATCGGCGTCAAGGGCGATGCGGTAATCATCGCTCGTGCGGTAATCGTTGATGGCCTGCCGGATAAAATCAACGCGGTCAGGCGCGGTCAAAAAGTCCTGCCAGGTTTTCACTCAATCACTCCCCCAAATAGAGATTTGTACGGCTCGCCGCCGCGCTTGTCGTAGTATCTGCAAATCACGCTGGCGCTGTCCGGCGCGTCATCGTGCTCCGCATCCTCGGTATAGCTCATGATCTGGGCTATATAGGCCTTGTCGGTGCCGGAAAGGAATACAATATTGCGCCACCATTTGCTCAGGTAGGTGCTGATTTTTAGGTGTTTGTTCATGTCCTCATGATAGGTTTTGCCGCTGTACTCCCGCCGGTTTATCTCCTTTGCCAGGTAGCCTTTATCGGCGTTTGTTTCGGTCCAGACCGGCGCGCACAATAGCCGTTTTGCCTCCTTGATGCAGGTATCCAGCACGGTATCCACATGCTTATGCCATAGCCTGCCGTAAAGGTACAGCGTATCCCCCTGGCGCTTGCCGCAGGTAAAGGCGGTGTAATCCTCGCCGCCGTAGGCCGCATCGATGTGCGCAATGCCGTCCCGCAGCAGCGTTTCATCATCCGTGTACTGGGGATAGGTGGTAAACAGCGCTCCTTCTGCGGCCACCCAAAGCCCGTTGATATACCGGTCATAAAGCACGGTTCCGGCGTATTCCTTTTTCAGGTTCTCCACAAACTCCGGCGGCAGCGTGGGGTTATCGTCTATGGTATAAACCTGATTGTAAATATCGGCGTCGGATTGCAAAAACTCGTAAAACCAGTGTGTAGGGCTATCCGGGTTGCATGTTCCGTCAAAATGGCTATGCTTGCAGCGCAGGCGGCTTTTTAGCATATCGAATACATCTTTGCTCCAGGTGGTGATCTCATCCCCGTAGCAGTATTCGATGGTAGAGCCGCGCAGCCGGTTTACGTGCTTTATGTTATCCGCGCCCAGAGCGTAGCATTTATGGCCTAAAATATCCACGGTATTATCGGCGCGGATTTCGCTGACAAGTCCCGTCCAAATCTCCCGCATCGGCTCCAGGATATTTCGGTTCAGCGTTCCGCGGGTATTGCCGATCAGCATTGCAAGCCCTTCGCCGCGCATACATTCCAGGCGCTTTGGGATGGTATACGCAAAATCCAAAAAGCTTTTGCCGCTGCCCGTGGCGCCGGTTTTTACGTTCCAGCGGTGGGTGCATCGCTGCAGATACTCGCTTTGCTTTTCAGTCAATGCCACTTTCCACACCTCCGAGGATGGATCGCGCCTTTTCAAGCGTTTCATTTACGGCTTCGCTTTCGGCGGCCTTGCGGTTCTTCCAGCGGTCCGGGCGGCGGTTGTTAAGCCAATAAATCTGCGCGGTCACATCGCCGGGCACTTCCTTTGTTACCTTGCGGATATGGCGCTCCTTGATCTTATAATTGCCATCATCGCCCTTTTCGCCGTAGGTGGTTATTTCCTCGATGGTTTCCGTGTAGCTGTAGCCCTTGGCGCGTTTCAGCAGCGCGTTTTCCACCTCAATATCCACCGGGGCCTTGCCCCTTTTTAGGGCGGCCAGAAGGGCCGGGAATTGATTGAGCCATAATTTGAAGGTGGAATAGGCAATGCCCATGTTATGGGCGATCTGGGCATCTATCAGCCCGTCCCGCGCCCAGCCCTCAACGCGCAAAAGCCCGTCATCCGTCAGCCATGGTGTATACTTCGCGTTACCGTTTATCCGCTTCGTTTCTTCAATGGGTATCACCCCCGGTTTTCTTGTGATAGGCAATATATATTCTCAGTTCCTTCTCCATGCGGTGTATATTCTTCCTCAGGTCGCGGGCATGGATCGGGCCAGCAGTAAATAGCTCGGCCTTGGCGGCGCGGATGCGGGCCTTGTACGCATCAAATTGCGTCATTAAGCAGCACCGCCTTTTCGCCCGTCAGGTTTTCCCACCGCTTAATGATAACATCACAGTATTTCGGTTCAAGTTCCATGATTCTGCAATTTCTGTTTGTCTGCTCTGCCGCGATTAACGTTGTACCGCTTCCGCCGAATGGCTCGATGACTATATCTTGTGTAGCTGTCATTGCTTTGATATATTCACCAGGCAGCCCCACGGGGAATGTTGCCGGATGGCTCTGTCTAATTTCATTGTTTAGTTCTGGATGCAAAAACAGAACAGACTCCATTTGCTTTAATGGTTTTGATGTATCTCCTGTTGAATGATATTCCATGCTTCCATCTTTGTTGCGCTTTGTTTTAGGTGCGGTGTATTCTTTAATTGATTCCTCTTTTTTCTGTACTGTAAGGTTGATTTCAAAAAACTCCGTACCAAATACAAATATCCATTCATGTCTTAATGGGAAAAAAGCCTTTGCTTGACCAATGTTTCCTGTCATCCCTTTATCCCATACATTCCAGGCAAGCATTTTATAGCCGCTTTCTCTGGCAATTCGGATATACTCGTTCCAGTATTCGTAAATATCATTATTCTTGCGCTGAATGCCAAGATTCACGCATTGATAATCCGTATATGGCCTATATGCGGAAATAAACTGCGCGAGATTGGAAACAGACAGGTCCTTGCCGCCTTCGTATTCGCGCATATCAGAATATGGAGGAGATGTGAACAGCATCTTTGCTTTTTCGCCATTCATCAGCTGTGCAATATCATTTCCATCCGTGCTGTCACCGCACATCAGCCGATGCCGCCCCAGCTGCCATATATCTCCACGCTTTGCTACGGTGGCTTCCTGTATTTCCGGGGCTTCATCTTCGATGATGTTAAATTCGTCCACGCCCCCCCCTATTTGTACATCGTCAAAGTCGAACTTCAGCCCGCTCAAATCCACGCCCTCGATCTCCAGCGCTGCGATTTCTTCTTCCAGCTTGCCAAAGTCCCAAGCGGAAAGCTCCGCCGTGCGGTTGTGCCGGATGGCGTAGTCCCGGCGCTGGGTTTCGGTCAAATGATCCAGCCGAATGCAGGGCACCTTATCCAGCCCCATTTCCAGCGCCGCAATCTGCCGCCCGTGGCCCTCCACGATCAGGTTATTATCGCCCCAGATGCCGATGGGATCGTTAAAGCCGTCTGCCGCAATGCTGGCCTTGATCTGGTCGATATCCTCCGGCGCGTGCTTGCGCGTGTTGTGCTCATAGGGTGTAAGCGCATGCGGGTCCAGGTATTCGATTTCCAGCTTCATTCCTTCACCTCCACGATTTCCAGATCACGCCCCTGGGCGTGCAGGTATTTAAGCAGGGTAGATACTTTGCAATCCATGGCGGCGTACATGCGGCGGTATTGCTGGCCGCCGTCATTGATACCGGCAAGGCCGGATAATTCTGCTTGGCTCATGTTTTGCAGCAATCGGGTTTTGTCAACGGCAATAATCGCTTCCTTCGCCCCTTCCATTTTAAGCTCCTTTCGTTGTTTTTTCGCGTTCAAAAGCGTTGGATTTCAGACGCACAAGGCATTGGCGGCCTCTGTATCGATAATCTCATGGTTAAACCCGTTCCATAGCCTGGGCGCGGGGACTTTTTTATTGATCTTGCGCAGCTCGTCCATCGGGCCAATATTGCCGCCGGATAAAATAGCGGCAAGGCCGATGATGTAGGCGGTGTTATCGTATTTCGTATCTACGGTAACGGAATTTACAAACATCTGCGCGGTGCGCATAACATCGCGCTGCTCGGGCGTTTCGCATTGTTCCAGCGCCTTATAAAAGCGGTCGGTATAGGATTGCAATTCTTCCCGTTCTCGGTTCAATTCGGTCATTATACGCTGTTTTTCGTACTTGATCATATCAAGCGCCCGCTGCATGGCATAGCGGCGGGATTCAAGCTCCTGGATATCTTTTAGCATTTGCTGTTGATCGCTGTATTTGCCGCCGGCATTGGCAACAATATCAAGGATCACCCCGACGGCTTTACTTTCGCATTGGGCCTTTGTGCAACCTTTAGCAAGCATTTCCTGCTTCAGCAATTCAATTCCCGTCATATTTGTCCTCCTCCCACCTGTATTCCGCGTCATCATCGCAAATCTCAGCATCCACCCGGATGGCCTGTGCGCACTCCATGGGATCGTCGCAGTAGGCCAGCACTGTTTCGGCTCCGTTTACGGTTTTGTACAGGGTATACATGTCAATACCTCCTCGGATACCTGCATCTGTTGCCGCGAAATACGCTGCCCTCATAGACAAAATGGTGATATATGCACTCCGGGCAGTTGTAGCCGATGTTTCGGCAGAACCGCCGCTTGCCCAGCTTCCAGAGCAGCATGCGCAGTTTTTTCCTCATGTCTCCCTCCTTTCCCCGCCCGTCTCCCGGTCTCTGCTGTACCTTTATCGCACAGCAGGCCAGTCAAGCGCGGGCGGGGGTGCCTGTGTGTACCCTACTCTACTACGGTGATCGTCTATCCGATCTGTCCGGCTGTATCCACTCAGCCGCCCGGTCTTTCCCGGGAGCCAGTTCGCAAAAACCGCGCAGCAAGCACGTATTTTGCATCCGCGCTGACTTGGGAGTTGGGCGCGGAATGGTGCGGATGGCTGGACTCGAACCAGCATTTGATCCCTACCGCTTTCGCAGTCCGTTCACTGATCTACCATTTGAACTACATCCGCATAATGAGCATGGAGGGCCGTATACTGCCCGCATCGGAGGGAATTGAACCCATAGCGCCCAACACCAGCCGTTTTTATCCGTAGCGCTGTCTCCTGGCCTTTGCTGTTCCATGCTCTGTGGGGCGTGATGGCCTTGCACCACCTGTGGACTTCCGTACTCCTTACGCCCCGTGCGTTTCTTCCCACTTTCGCCCCGTAAACATCAGTGAGAAGCCCTTTCTTACAAGCTCCCATCCAAGCCTCTGCTGAACGCGTTTCACTTTTGCTTTCAGCATACCGTCTTTGTCCGCTTCCATGTCTATTGTGCCAATACGAACGGTTTTCCCGTTGCTCCATTTCAGAATCACTTCTGCATTGTCAATCAGCATATAACCTCCTAAAACTATCCATCCACAGTTTGATTGGAGCCGATGGAGTGATTTGAACACTCAACCCATCGCTTACAAGGCGATTGCTCTGCCATTGAGCTACACCGGCATAACCGCGCCCGTCCGCAAGCCACGGTTCATAGGCGCGGGGCGGGATCATCCCCGCCAGGGGTGGGCCAGGGCATTGCTGCCAGCCCAGGGCGGTTTATCGCTGCTCCGCCAACGCAGGGGCGAGGTGTTCCCCTTGATCAGCCCGGGCGGGGAGGAAACTGCAAAAGCCGCCGGGGCCGTATTCGCCGGGTGCGGGCACGATCCGCGCATCTCACTGGATGGGAGCCATTCCCGGCTTATATTTATCCCTCCCTGTGTAAACTCCGCTCCGAGTCGAAGCCACCTGGATAGCGCTTGCGCAGCTTATCGATGTTGTATTCCAGCATTTCCTCCGGGTCGATGCCCTCAGCAAAACACAATTCCATTACGAACCACATCAAATCTCCGGCCTCGTCCATTACGCGCTCTTTGCTCAGCTCATGGCCTTGGTAGACTTTTTGATACAGGCTGTGGATTTCCCCACATTCCCCGGCGATGCCGTGCAGGGCGTGGTTGCGTGTGTCCAGGGTGGTCAGCGCCGGGTTGATTGTGCGTTTTGCCGCTCTGTAATAGTCACGGATTGTCAGTTCCATTTGGTTCCTCCACGTTCATTTTCTGCCCACACCATGGGCAGAAGTTGTATTTGCAGTATTTCTTGGCTTTTCTCGGGCCTGTCGGCACGTAATGGCATATTCTGCCGCACGATCCGCAGCGCCAGGAATAGCCCTTTTCCGTGCCGTCAGTCGGCTTTGCCCATCTGCACATGGTCTTCCTCCTTCGGCGGCTCAGGGATTGTGATCGTTTCGCCGTCTATCAGCTTTGATGTCGGGACAGATACATCCCACAGCTTTACGTTCGGCCAGTCTGCTTTTGTTACTGCAACGATATGCAATGCAAGGGTTTCTTCGGAGATGTCAAGCGTGATTTTCATCTGTGCTACCCTCCTTCGGCGGCTCAGGCAAGGGCTTAATCGCCTTAACTAACTGCTTTTGCAGCTTTTTCAGCGCCATATCATATTGCGAATCGGTCAGAACGCCATGTATCCAGCAATAAACCACCGAAAATCCAAGCTTCTCAAGCCGTTCCTTTTCCTCTCCAAGTGTAAAGCCTTGCTCGTTGGCTTGTTTTTCATAAGAGTCGCTTAATGCTCCGTGGTTAAATCCTATCATTCTGCTCATTCCCACTTCACCGCCTCCCTCTGTTCGTCCGTGGGCCGGGAAGTCCAGCAGCGCCAGTCTACGCCATAACCATCTACGCCAAAGCGGTGTAAATGCGCAATTTCATCAATTAGCAAGATTTCTTTCAGCGACGATAGATAGCCATAGTACAGCATCCAAACAGGACTTCCACCGTCGTTGTAATCGACCAGAAACGCGATATTACGATTTCGCCATGCTGATTTTACTTCTTCTACCGTCATCACCCTGGCCGTCTGCGCCGCTTCCAGCTCCGTGATGCGCTCCCGCTGCTGCCGGATCAGGGCGAGGGCATCTTTGCAGATCATCGCAATGTAATCTGCCTTTTGCCACATCCAGTCGCTATCAACAGCCGTTTGCAGCCCCTTGCACACCTTCTCAACCTGTTCCATCATCGGCCCTCCTGTTCCAGGCTTCAAGCGCTTCTTTTTCCTCGAACCAGTCCCAATCAAGCGCCACGCGGCATCCCTTCTCGGTGCAGCGCACACGGTATCTCGGATGCTTTTCAAACGATGTTGTAAATGTTTCCATTACGGCCTTTCCTCCGCAGAACGGGCACGGTTTAAGCTTTTCCATCGTCCTTGCCCTCCCACGCCTCGCAATAGTTATCCCGGTTCACCAGCTCATCATGATAGGCGCTGTCCTCCCGGTTGCAGTAGTCCATGCCGTATGCCGGGAAATCCTCGCCGTAGTGCTGGCAGTTTGCGCACATACGTTTCATTGCCGTCCCTCCTTGTACCTCGCCGCTACGGCATTTGCTTTATCCGTCCATGCCTGGGCTTTTGCGATGTAGTGTTCCCGCTTGCTCCTGTAAAAAGCGATCACGGCCCGGGCGATCTCCCTCTCCGCGTAGGTGTTCACGTATTGCCCGTTCGCGCCCAGCTTTTTATCCGGCAGCGGATCAACCCGGGCCAGCCGGACGGCGGTGTTCACATCGGCGCGGTATAAGCCGTATTTCTCAGCAAACTCACACATCGTCATGTGATCACCTCCACAAATGCGGGCGGCGCTGCCACTCATGGCCGATTTCGCATCCGCTGTAGCTCACGCAATTGGGGCTGCATATGATTGGGCCGGCTCCACTGGAATTGGCCCTGCATACGGCCATAACCAACGCGCTATCGCACATGGTTGCGGGGCATACGCCACGCTTATCAACGTGCGCCGGGGCTTCCTTTGGGCGGATAATGTGCAGGGTTTTCATTTTACTGCCTCCCCTTGTGCAGCCGTACCATGCGCGGATGCCGCCACATGTACTGCGCACGCTGATACTCGCGCACGTAGCGCTCATGCTCTGTTTCGTCCTGCCGTGCGTCCCGGATCACCAGGGCCACAGCGGCGGCAGCCATCAGGGCCGCGCCGGTGATAAAGCCTAAACCAAACATTTTTCCGTCCTCCTATTTCTTCAGCGCGTAATACAGTTCTCCCCATATCAGCGCCGTTCTGTACTGATTCATTCTTCGCTGTCATCAACGATCTTCACTTTCGGCGGTTCCATAAACGCCTTGACGAACGTTTTTGTTCTGTCATCTGCATACTGCCGGAACTCAACGCCATAAACACGAAGTTTTTTGGTATTCGGGAAATAAGGCTCAGTCTTCGCTTCCTTGCCCAGCGCCTTCCCGATTTCTTCAATCCCGCGCCGAACGTTGATTTCTCCGCTTGCGTCACCAATCATCCCCGGAATGTACCCTGCCACCATCCGAACGCCGTACTTTTCATCAATTTCCTGCTCCAATGCGTTGATCTTCCGAACCATCCCCATCAGTTCTTTCAGAGCAGTTTCAAGCGTCGACGGTTCATTTCTTTTCATTTGCTTTTATCTCCCTCTTGAACATTGCCAACTGTTCATTCGTGAACCAGTAGCTTTTCACCCTTTGCATAACTTTGGCCGGAACACTCTCCGCGTGCATATCGAAAACATCATGCTTGTACACCGTCGCGAACACATAACCGATAAACTCTTTGATGGTCGCATAAGCGCTGTTGCAACCGATCCCGATAGCCTGTCCGTTGCAGTAAAGGAACGTATCGTCAGCCGTCACTTCAATGCGTAGTTCCTTCGCCATCGGCGCTATGATTTCCAGCGCCCGTTTGGTATCCTTCGTCATGTTCCTCCCGTTCCTCCAGTTCCTTGTTGGACAGTTTGTCTTCCTGTTTCTTTGCGTACTGTGCCAGATACTTGTAGTTACCTCTTTCGATATTTCGCCTGGTAGTACGCCTCTTTGTTGCGTTTCATGGCTGAACACGGATCATAGTCCGCGCTGTGCATCAGCATTTTCTGGGCGTTCTCCGCGTCCTGGCGGGCTTTCTCGGTCATGTAGTGGATGCACTCGCCCCATACATGGCAGCGCATGCGGCGTGCCGTGCAGCCGTTGCAGCAGCGGATCATCCGAGACGATACCTGGCGAAAGTGACCAACTTGCCGTAACGGTTCTTTTCGGTCTGACTTTCTGTTATGATCGTCGTTCCCGCCTTTTTCAAATCCCATATCCGTGCGCCAAGCCGCATGCAGCCAAATTCGCGCATGGCCTCCCATGGCGTTATGCTGCCGTTTTCGTGCATGTATTGCAGGATCATTTCTGATTGCGTCATGTGTCCTCCTTGCTGATCCATACCTTGACGCAGGGTTCAACGCCGTACAGCTTGATCACCTGCGCGTTTACGATCTGGGCGTCATCGTGCCATGCAACGCCGTTCAGGGCATCACAAACGATTTTTGCTAAATTATCAAAGTCCGGCTTCTTTGTTGGCCGCAGAAGCCCGCACAATTTCGCCTGCCGCTTCTTAACGCTGTCGCTCCTGGCAGCCCCGAAGATGGCTTCAATGGTCACCGCCAGCGGCGTGTCCTTGTGGAACGGCGCGTAGTGGCACTGGGCGAGGTAATAGTATTTGACCATTTCCTCGTATTCCCGGGTTTTTTCCGGCGTCCGGGCGTGGCCGCGCTCAAAGCGGGGGCGGCCTTTGCCCATGGGTTCGCCGGGGATCACAAAGCATCTGGCGGTCATAAATCCTCCGTCCTCGCGGCCAGCTCCGCCTCGCTGTAATGGCGCTGGGTGTACTGCTGGGCGCTGACCCTTTTCCCGGGCGGCCCTTCGCGCTTGCGCTTATCCGAGCGCTCCCGGGCCTGTCCTACGGTTTTAACGCCGTCCTTGATGTACCCCTGCAGGATGCTGCGCACGTAGGCCCAGGTCCGCGCCCCGTGGGCTACGGCCTCGTTAATGGCCTCGATCACCAGATCATCGGGCAAATCCTGCCGGAATGCCGCCAGATCGTCATAATGGCTAACGGCCAGGCCGGTCAGCTCCTTCTGCACGGCTACGATCACGGGATCAACGGTAACGGGGCCGAAGGGCGTATCGCGCGCGCACGCGGTAGCATCATCATCAATATCTTTTTCTTTATCTTTATATTTATCTTTAGGCACGATCGTTGACGATTGTTGACGGTCGTTATCGATCGTTGACGATCGTTGACGATTGTTCCTGTTGGTGTCACACTTGGCAGAATACTTTTCATCTATCCTGTCGATGTCAAACTTGATGAAGTCATATGCTATGCTTTCCCGTCCCGCAAGCTCCTGCTGCTCTCCGGTCGCATGGTAGATCGCCAGCGCCCGTACAAGCCGCCCTAACTCTTGATCTGAGAGCTTCGCCAACCGCTCAAGGTATTCATCCTGGAAGATGAAGCCTGTCATCTTTGCCATGTGATCACCGCCTTAAAACGGGAGTTCTTCGTCATCCACCTGAACGAACCCGCTTTCCTGCTTCTGCTGGCTGTCAATGGCTCCCACCGTGCCGGGGGCGTAGTGCGGTTCTTCCCTGGGGCTTAAAAACTCCACCTGATCGGCCCGCACATCCATGCTGGCGCGGGCGGTGCCGTCGCTGCCGGTGTAGGTGCTAACGCTCACCGAGCCGGTTACGGCCACCTTGCGGCCCTTGGCAAG